CCTGCAGCGCCTTGGCAGCGAAGTAATCGCGCAGCGTCATGCCACCAACAGGCTCGTACTCGGTAGTAAGATAACCGTCTCTTTGTACGCGCCTCTTTGAGGGGAACGCTGGCCCACCAGTATCTTTTTCAGTCATAAATTGCTCCTTAAATTTGAATTACAGACTCGGCTTCAGCCACCCACTCAGGCAGGGTAAGCTGGCTCAAACGGTTGACGTAGACACCGCCAGCGTCAACGCTGACGGACTCGCCTACAAAGTAAAAGTAACCACCACCTTTGACGAGCTGTATGTCGCCGAGAGGGGTGAGGGCCTTGTTGACCTGGGGTAGGGTGATCACAACGGGCGCGCCTTACAGGGTTTGTTGTTGAATGGTCAGGGTGTAGCCGAGGTTGATCAGCTTCTGGATTGCGACATCGGTAAAGGTCTTAGTTCCGATGAGGTCAGCCAACTTACGGGCTGTGTCGCAGGCCGGGTACACGGCGCGGTTGCCAAAGTTGTTGGTGATGCGGAGGGTGATGTTCATGCTAGGGGCTCCAAGTTATTAAGTTATGCAGTGAACTTTAGCTGACAATTCAACACTCGGCAAATTGTATTTTCAAATTGAAAAGCAGAACGTGATTGGAAAAAACAATCACCCCGGGCTCCTGCCCAGGGGCTATAATGTTTGGTTATAACGTATAACTCCGGAGCCGCCTGTGCAACTCAGACCCTATCAACTCGCCGCCTATCAGGCCGCCGTAGACGCGCTGAAACGCGGGCGTCATTCAGTGCTACAACTGGCCACCGGCACCGGCAAGTCCCTCATCATAGCCGAGCTGGCTAAGGCCGCCCAGGGCCGGGGGCTCAGGGTTTGGGTGTTGACGCATGTGCAGCAGCTCGTGACCCAGAACGCGGCGACTTACGAGCGCTACACGGGTGACTCGACTTACGGATTAGTGTGTTCGGGTTTGAGCCGCGCGGACTTTGACCGGGGGGTTACCTTTGCCACGGTGCAATCAATAATCAATCCGGCGCTGCGCGATGAACTACCCCCGCCGGACCTTATCATCGTTGATGAGGCCCATCGTATTCCGCACAAAACCGGCGAGGCCGGGCAGTACGGGCGGGTGTTTGCACATTACCCAGCGGCCGCCCGCGTCGCTATGACCGCCACACCGTGGCGCATGGACGGAGGGCTCATCTACGGCGGGGGTAAGAACTTCTGGTTCAACGAGTTGAGCTATACCTACACCGTACCTCAGGCGGTGACGGACGGGTGGTTGAGCCCTTTAATCGGGGTGGAGACTGAAACCCAACTCGACCTTGAGGGTGTGACGGTGGGTGATGACTTCAACAACACCGAGGTAGCAGACCTACAGGACAACACCTGGTTACGGGGGGTGGCGTTGGCTTTACTCACCCTGGCGCCCCAGCGCAAGCACATCGCCGTGTATTGCCCGACGGTGGTAGCCGCCATGCGCGCGGCGGCGGTCATTGCCCGGGTGACGGGTGATGAGGCCCGGGTGCTCACCGGGAGTATGCCACCCGCTGAACGCGCCGCCACCCTTGAGGCCTTTACCACGGGGCGGGTTCGGGTGCTGTGCTCCGTTGACACCCTGACCACGGGCTTTGACTTCCCCGCGCTGGACTGCCTGGTGTGCCTGCGCCCCACGACGTCTTCCTCGTTGTGGGTGCAGATGATGGGTCGGCTCACGCGGCTGAACCCCGGTAAAAAGAACGGCCTGCTGCTCGACTTTGTAGGCAACCTACAGCGACTGGGTGGCGTTGACACCCTTGACTCATACGTGCGTCAGGGTGCCCCGCTTGAGCGGCTTGAGGCCCTGCCCGTGCCGCCTAAGGAACCCCGCCGGGTTCTGCCCGGGGTGCGTACCTTGGCGGTAATTGACCCGCTCTCCGGTGAACAGGCCGCCGACGGTGCCCTACTCACGGTGCAGGTGCACGCCGTTAACTCGGTGGCAATACCCACCCGGCGCAACCCGAATCAACCCGCATTGTTGGTGCAGTACGCCTGCACCACGGCGGAGGGCGCGCGCATCGACGCGTCGCTGTTTCTCAACACCGAGCAGCCTAACGCGCAGGCGTTGCTGTTTTTTAAAAACCGCCGCTTGGCGGTAAACTTACCCTCCCCGGCGCGCAGCCTGGGCTGGCAACTCAAAGGAGCCCAACACCCCACTCATGTCCTCGTACGCAAGGCTGGCCGCTACTGGAACGTAGTGGAAGAGACCTTTCCTGTTTAACCCTAACGCACCACGGTACAACAACTCATAATGACTAACCTGCTTAGAAAACAACGCATCAAACCCGCCCGGCCCACCGCCCCGGCGGACTCTTTAACAATCTCCACCTACCTTGAGCGCAGCGTACCCGAGAAGCACAAACTCGCCACCCAGCGGGCGTTGCTGGGGCAAATACCCCGCTCAACCGCCATACGGGTCAAGTGCCTGCAGTGCTGCAACTACGAGCGGGAAACCGTCAGGACCTGCGCAGTGCTGACCTGCGCGTTGTACCCGGTGCGCCCTTATCAAGACCGCGCCCCGGGCGCACCTGTCGATTCAGATGAGGAGGCCGACGGCGATGACAATCAAGAAGACTGACCTCACGGTGGTGCGCCGGGGTCCGGCTCCGCTTGACTTTGCGCTGGCCTATGCGGCGCGCGGCTGGGCGGTGCTACCCGTCTGGTCCGTGGACGCCAACGGGCAGTGCCGCTGCGGCAGGGCCAATAACGAGAAAGGCCACAACGCCGGCAAGCACCCACACTCCGAGCTGGCCCCGCATGGACACCATGACGCCACGACCGAGCAGGCCACAATCCGCGAGTGGTGGGCCACGGACCCCGACGCAGGCATTGGAGTGTCCCTGTACGACTCCGGACTACTCGCCCTAGACATTGACCCCCGCAACGGCGGACGGGAGGCCCTTGAGGCCTTAGAGGCAGAGCACGGGGTGTTGCACTCGGACTGCACCGCGACTACGCAGGGCGGCGGGGAGCACCGGCTGTTTACCGCGGACCCGGAGATGACCTACCCCGTTACGCTGGGCACGGGGCTTGACTTGAAGCACCACGGCTACATCTGCGTCGCGCCGACGCTAGGCCCCACGGGGGATTACAAGTGGGGGGCGGGGCGCTCGCCGTTGTCAAAGAGCAACCCGGCTCAGCCTTCTCCATTACCCTCGCTAATAGCGAGCCGGGCACGCGCGCCGGTCAGCTTCAGCCTGACGGAGCGGGGCGGCGTACCGGTGGCGACTGCGCAGACGTTTGACGACCTACGCTCGGCGTTGAGGCATGTTGACGCGGATGATTACGCGACATGGGTCAACGTGGGTATGGTGCTCAAGCCGTACGGCGAGAACGGCTACCGAGTCTGGACCGAGTGGGCGTCCCGCTCTGACAAGTTTGACGCCGCCGCCCAGCGCCGCAAGTGGGACCGCGACCTGAGCACCCCGCACTCAATAACGTACCGCTCCATTTTCCGCATGGCCATTGATGACGGCTGGCCGGGGAATCACGCCCCGGTCAAGAACCCCGACACCGGCGACAGCATTGAGGCTCACCCGCTCAGCCTGACCCGAGCGCAGGACTCCGGGGCGAGCACGGTGACGGTGTTTGAGTACTTGTACGACGACTTCATGTCCACCGGGGTTAACGTGCTTGCCGGCGCGCCCGGGGTGGGCAAGACCACCCTCGTGGTGCCCCTAGCCCTGGCCACTGCGCACCTGTGCCCCGCCGACTACATTATGAAGCCCGCCGTAAGGCGCAACGTCATAATCATAACGGAGTCGGTAGTGCAGGTTCAACGCGTCGTGTACTCGCTGCACTCCTGGGGCTGCTCAGGGCACCGGGCCGGAGACTTTGAGGAGCGCACCCGGGTGATTGCGGCCCAACGCCTTGACCCGGCCGTGGTGGCTCAAGTAGCCGACGAGTACCGAGACTGGACAGTTGACAACGTGAAGGCAGACGGCTCAATCTTCAAGGCCCTACCCCTAGTGGTGTTTGACACCGCCAACGCCGTGTTTGACCTAGAGAACGAGAACGACAACGCTGAGGTAGGCCGCGCTATGGCGTTGACTAAGCAGCACTTTGCCGCCTTCCCGGTCATCATAGTAGCCCACGCGGCCAAGGCCAACGGAATGGTGGAGACGGACACGCTGAGCCCCCGGGGGGCTGGCGCTTGGACCGGCGACGCGCAGGGCGTGTACACCGTGTTTAAGGACGGCGAGCATGAGGACTCACCCCGGGTGCTCAAGGCGGTAAAGGTGCGCTTCCCGCTCCGCTACCCCGAGCTGACCTTTGACCTAGTGAGCCACAAGGAGCGGCACAACGATGTGCTAGGTTACCCCGTTGAAATGTGGTTCAGCCACGCAATAGCCCGTCCGCTGGCGGGGGGTGAGCGGGCGCAGCTGAGGGAGGACCGTAAGGAGGCTAAAGAGCAGGAGCACTGGCAGGTGCTCTGTGATCGGTTGATGGACCTAATCCGCCGGGACGCCGGACGCGCCCGGTCGCACTACGAACGCCTGCCCGTCGCTCAAGGCGGGGTCAAAGGCTCACAGGAGCGCAAAGAGCGCGCGCTGACCTCGCTGCTCAACGACGGCTCAGTGGAGCGCATCGAGCTTGAGGCCCCCAAAGGCCGCGCCAACCACTACCTCCGCATCAACGAGGACGTCGCCTCAGCCATTGAGAAAGGCCGGTTTGGTGTTTAACCGTGTGGTTAACCGTGTGGCACACGATTACCGACCGAACGTTCACACGGTTGACCACCACCTCAAACGACTCGACAGACGGAGGAGAGGGCTGTTCAGCCTCTCTCCGTAGTCGGTCTGAGTGGTTTTCCGAACGAAGTGATAACTGATCAAAGTATAAGGTCGTTTGGTGTACTCTTGTGGACTTGTTTCACACGGTTGACTGATCAAGCGGAAACGGTAAGTATAGGCTACAATTTACCTCAACACAGAGGAGTATTTGATATGAAGATTTTTGAGACCCATTTTGAGCCCGGAGTGGTGGTGGTGACGTTGACCAACGACAAAGGAACCATTGTGCGGGCGTTTACGCCCCGGGCGAGTCCGACGTGGTTGCACGCGGGCTGTAAAAGCAAACCCGACCCGGTGGTCAAGGTGAAGCTGAAAAAAGACAACGAGCAGTTGGGGTTGGACCTGCTGAGGTTGGTGAGGGCGCTGCCCGGCCGGGGCAAGTCGTTCTACACACAGTTGGGTATGAATGGGGGCGGGGTCAAGGGCTCGCAAGAACGGAAAGAGAAAGCGATCGAGCAGCTCATCAACGCCAACCAACTCAAGCGCGTTCAGCTTGAAAAAGCCTCGGGACGTAAGACCCACGAACTTTACGCAGTATGAAGGGTAAAATAGGAATCATGGCTACAAAACATACCTCCCCCTCCGCCGTCAAGTCCCCGACTCAGCGTGCTGCCGCGGCGCAGCCCTTTACGGCGGACCGCCGCGCGCTGGTGAGTCGTCAGATCTGCGAGGTGCTCAGCGCGGGTGAGTCCCTTGAGGAGGCCTGCCGCCGCGTCCCCGGTGCGCCTCATCCGTCATCCGTCATGGCCTGGGTGGAGAAAGACCCCCAAGGCTTTGGCCGGGAGTACGCACATGCGCGCGAGAGGGGCTACACGCTGCTGGGGGACCGGATTGAGCGCATCGCCGCCGAGACCCATTCCCTCATCAGCGTGCAGGCGCAGGACCAGGACGGCAACCCGCAGTACGAGGCTGACGGGGTGACCCCCCGGTTGAAGCAGGTAATTGCGCCGCTCTCCTCAGACGTGATTGCGAGCAAGCGCCTTCAGGTAGACACGCTGAAGTGGAAGCTCAGCAAGATGCTCCCCAAAGTGTACGGCGACAAAATCACGACCGAGCACACCGGCCCCGGCGGCGGTCCGGTACAGATTGCCGCGCTGGACCTGAAGAACCTGTCCGATGCCGAGCTGGCGCAGATGCAGGACATGCTGAGTCGGTCGTCGTCCGTGGGCGGCGCAAAGTAAACCCCTTTGAGGAGTGTAGACATGCAATTCACCCAAGCACAACTGAACGAGCACATTGAGCTGGCCCGTGCGCAGCTCAAGAACGAGGTGGTGGGAATGCTGGAGAGCTACGCTGAGGGCTGCCGGGAGCAGGCCCTGGCCCAGGTGCCCAGCCACACCAACACCGACCACCTACACGGCAGCCTGTCGGCCTGCCAGTTTATGGCGGCCGTGATTAGAGCGATTGACTGAGCCCACCCAGGAATGAACGCACCGTTGAATCCACAAGCGCTGGGTGAGCTGATTCAGCGGGAGCAGTTGCGCCGCCGGGCGGAGGTCTCGCTGTACGAGTTCGTCAAGCAGAGCTGGCACGTGGTGGAGCCGGGGATACCGTTTATTGAGAGCTGGCACATTGAGCAGATCTGCGAGCACCTGGAAGCCATTACCCACGGGGACATACGGCGGTTGCTAATCAACATCCCGCCCCGGCATTCAAAGTCCACCATTGTCTCGGTCATGTGGCCCGCGTGGGAGTGGCTAGTGCAGCCGGAGCAGAAGTTCCTGTGTGCGTCGTACTCGGGCAACCTCAGCATACGGGACAACTTGAAGACCCGACGCCTCATCCAGAGCCCGTGGTATCAGGCGCGGTGGGGGCATATGTTTGAGCTGAGCGGGGACCAGAACGCTAAGCAACGCTTCGAGAACGACAAGACCGGCTACCGGCTGGCGACCTCAGTCGGCGGCACAGCCACCGGCGAGGGCGGATCGCGCCTTATCCTGGACGATCCCCACGGTGCACAAGACGCGCAGTCCGAGGCGATGCGCGAAACGGCCCTTTTGTGGTTCGACCAGGTCTGGTCCACGCGGCTAAACAACCCGAAGACCGACGCGATGGTGACGGTCATGCAGCGGCTGCACGAGCAAGACATCAGCGGGCACATTATTGACGACATCAAGGGCTGGGAGCATATCCTAATTCCTGCCGAGTGGGACGGGCGACGCCGCCGCACCTCCATGGGCCCGTACGACCCGCGCACCGTCAAGGGCGAGCTCATCTGCCCGGAGCGGTTCGGCCCGGAGGAGATTAGAACCCTGAAGCAGCTACTCGGCACGTACGGCACGGCGGGGCAGTTGCAGCAGGACCCGACCCCCACCGGCGGGGGAATCCTGAAGACGGACCACTTCAAGCTGTGGCCCGTGGGGGAGAGGTTGCCCCCGTTTGAGTACATCCTACAGAGCTACGACACCGCCTTTACCGAGCGCACCACGGGCGACCCCACGGGGTGTGAGGTGTGGGGGGTGTTCACGCTGAAGGGCGAGCGCAATGCGATGCTCATCGACGCCTGGGACGAGCACCTGTCCTACCCCGAGCTGCGTAAGCGGGTGTTGGATGATTGGACCACGGAGTACGGCGCAGACAGCTCCGCCAAGGCGGGAATGCCCACCCGGGGCCGCCGCCCGGACCGCATACTCGTCGAGGCCAAGGCCAGCGGGCAATCACTGTTGCAGGATTTGCGCTTGGCGAATGTTCCAGCGGTGGGTTATAATCCAGGCAACGCCGACAAGGTCAGCCGCGCCCACCAGGCCGCGCCGACCTTGGAGATGGGCATACTGTGGGTGCCGGAGTCAGCCAAGAACCCGGGCCAGCCGGTGAGCTGGGCGAGCGAGTTCATGAAGCAGCTCGCCAAGTTCCCGGTGGCCGCGCACGATGAGTACGTCGACTGCTTCACGCAGATGGTCATCTACCTGAAGAATGAAAGATGGTTTGAGCTACAGGTCGCCCGGGACGTTGACGAGCGCGCCCCAATCCGGCGTGAGCGGGTTAACCCTTACGCGGCGTAGTAAACACGAATTGAGGAGAACCCTGAATGCCTGCAAAACCCGTCAAGCCCGTCTGGGACAAGAAGCGCCCCGGCGCAGTGGGCAAGCCCCAGCCCCTGACCCCCGCCGTAAAGTCGAGCGCGCGGCGCACGGCTGAGGCCGCCGGACGGCCGTACCCGAACCTGGTAGACAACATGCGCGCCGCGAGGAAGTCCAAATGACCGCCCCACTCAAGAAGGCCGACCTGGCCTGCAACACACCCAAGCGCACCCCCGACCATCCCGCCAAGTCGCACGTCGTTAAGGCCTGCTACGACGGCAAGGAGAAGCTGATTCGCTTCGGTGAGCAGGGCGCCAAGACCGCCGGCAAGCCCAAGCCCGGCGAGGCCGCAGCGGTGACCGCCAAGCGGGATTCGTTCAAGGCCCGTCACGCCTCCAACATCGCCAAGGGGCCGAGCAGCGCCGCCTACTGGGCCAACAAGACCAAATGGTAAGGAACCCCCGCAATGGCTGAAGACCTCACCCGCCCCTTTGTGGGTTACCCCTCGTCAGGCCGCCGTCCTGAGGCCCGTAATGACCGTGAGGCCGCCGCCAACGCCCCCCTCAGCGCCCTGCGCGGTTGGGCGGCCGGTACCCTGGGCCTGCCCGGGGACCTGGAGAGCTTGGTGCGTATGATTCCGGGCCTGGGCGGGGAGACGTACATACCCACCACGGATGACATTCGCTTGATACTGCCCGGGCGCTCTTTGGAGTCTACCCCCACCGGGCGCGCACTTACCGAGGCCGGAACCCTGACGGGAGGGGCTGGCTTAGCCACAGGGGCCAAGTTAACCGGAAGGGGCGCGGGCGCGTTGGGCCGACTCACCGCCGAGCAGATCGCGCGCGGGGTTGAGGGCGGTAACCCGCTTTTCGCCGCTGCAGCACCGGCTTACGTGGTTAAACCCAAGGGCGGCAACTGGATTGCTGGTTCGGTCGAACGGGCGGTCGATCCTATGAGGGTTCGGGTGATGGGTTCAGACCCGGCGACGAGGCTTCGTGATTTAGATGCGTCGTATGCGCAGAATTTAGAAGCCGGGGTTGCTATTGAGCCTGCTTTTTATGCTCAACAGCGAGCACAACTCGAACCCGACGCGGCGCTCAACAAATGGCTCGAAACTAAGCTCACAAAGTACATCAAGAACGATATGGCCACGCCGGAAGACCCGGTGAGGTTGTTGGCCGAGCGGGGCATTACGCACGCCCGCAATTACCAGGCCCCCTCGCTCAGCAATCGAGTTCAGCTCGCCCGCGAGCAGGCCGGTTTTAATCCCCGGGGCGAGGCCGTGGGTCCCGAGGCCGTGAGCTGGGAGAACCGAGCCGACCGGGCGGTTACCCAGAACCAGGCCCGCGACCTGTTAGACGATTACGCTATAGACGGCTCTGAGGCATCACCCTGGTTGAACGACAACCCTTGGCTCGCCAAGGTACCGCCTGAGACCTCGGTCAACCGGCTCAACTCGGGCCTGAACATTGGCAACGACCTAGGCTTTAATCATCTGGTTGATGAGCTGAAAAACTCAATCAACCCGGAGTCAGGCCTGCCGCGTGAGTTGATGCTGAAGTACTCCGACCTTGACAAGGTCACGGTGCCGCAGGCCGTTGAGCGCGTGGCCCGGATTAACGACTGGCGCGCGGCGCAGCAGGTTGAGGCCGACATGGTCAAGGCTATGAACCCGGCCACGCAGGTGATCAAGGAGTATCCGGAGTCGGGTACCAAGTGGGTTGAGCTGAAGACGCCAGACATGCCTGAAGGGTGGACTGAACAGGTCGATGCGTTGGGGGTTAAACGACTGGTCGGGCCTAAAGGGGAAGACACTCTTCCAGGCAATATGAACGACCCACGCCGCGCCGCTCTCGAGGACGCCCTGAAGTACGAGGGCGAGACCATGGGCCACTGCGTCGGAGGCTACTGCCCGGACGTGGTTGAGGGCCGGTCAAAGATTTTTAGCCTGCGCGACGACAAGGGGCGTCCGCATGTGACGATTGAGGTTAAGCCGGGGACGTATCTCGACTACAACGGCTGGTTCAAAAAACAACCCGAAGAGATTCAAAACAAAATTGCTGAGCGCCGCCTGGTCGACCGAAATCACAATGTGTACGAAGGTCCGGAGTATCTTGCGGCGAGGGAGGCGCTTCCACCCCAGATCGTCCAGATCAAAGGTAAAGGCAACAAGGCCCCTAACGAAGAGTACTTGCCCGCGGTGCAGGATTTTGTGCGCTCAGGCAACTGGGGTGACGTGGGTGACTTGGAGAACACGGGGCTTTACCGTAAAAGCAACTTTATTGACGAGTTTTCTCCTGAGAAGTTAGACGCAATCGGTCAGGGCGAGTATCTCACTATGGAAGAAATTAAAAAGATGCGTGAGGGCGGGGCCTGGAAGCCGATTGACACTGACCCGGACTTGGACATTGACCCGGGGGTGCTGGGTTTCGCAGAGGGTGGTTATGTTGACTACGACCCCGCGCGCATCGACGAAGTAATGAACCGTACCCGGGCGGGCTTTGCCGCCGGGGGCGTGGTAAACGCAGGAAATGAAACCCCGGACTACGATGACACTAAAATTTCATCAATTGTGGCGCAGCTGCACAAGGAACTGAACAATGGTTAACAAGAACGACGACCTGACAATGCCCGAGAACGAAGAGGGCGAGAACGTAGAGGTCGACACGGGTGAGGGTTCGGACGTTGAGGACACCGAAGACGGCGGAGCTATGATCCGTATGGGCGACGAGCAGGACACCCGGGAACACCGGGACCACTTCGCCAACATCGTAGACCAGGTCGATCAGGGTGCCCTTGATGACGCCGTGACCGAGCTGCTCAGCAAAATTGAGAAAGACAAAGACGCCCGCGAGAAACGGGACAAGCTGTACGAGGAAGGCCTGCGCCGTACGGGCCTGGGTGATGACGCCCCGGGTGGGGCGCAGTTCAGCGGGGCCAACAAGGTCGTCCACCCGATGCTCGTCGAGGCCTGTGTGGACTTCTCCGCCCGGGTGATGAAGGAGATGTTCCCCCCTAACGGCCCCGTCAAGAGCAAGATCATCGGCGAGCGGGAGAAAGACAAAGTCGCCAAGGCCGAGCGCAAGGCCGAGTTCATGAACTGGCAAACGACCGAGCAGATGGTCGAGTTCAGGGGCGAGCTGGAGCAGCTGAGCACGCAGTTGCCCCTGGGCGGGGCGCAGTACTTGAAGCTACTGTGGAGCCCGGCGCACAAGCGCCCGATGTCCGAGTTCATCCCCATTGATGACGTGTACCTGCCCTTTGCGGCCACCAACTTCTACACCGCCGAGCGCAAGACGCACGTTCAGTACGTCACGGAGATGGAGTTCAAGCACCGGGTCAAGACCGGTATGTACATTGATATCAACCTTAGCTCCCCCGGTGAGCCCGAGTACAGCAAAGCTAGCAAGGCTAATGACAAGATCGAGGGCCGCAAGGACTCGTACTACAACGAGGACGGCCTGCGCATGGTATACGAGGTGTACACCCGCCTTGACCTAGGCGACGGCGTTGAGCCGTACATCATCAGCATTGACAAAACCACCGCCCAAGCCGTCTCGCTGTACCGCAACTGGGAGAAAGACGACGAGCGCCAGGTCGAGCTGGACTGGATTGTTGAATTCCCGTTTGTGCCGTGGCGCGGCGCGTACCCCATTGGCCTCACCCACATGATTGGCGGCCTGAGCGGTGCGGCTACGGGTGCCCTGCGCGCCCTGCTTGACTCGGCGCACATTCAGAACGTGCCCACGTTGCTTAAGCTCAAGGGCGGCCCCGCTGGGCAGACCCTGAACGTGCAGCCGACTGAGGTGGTGGAGATGGAGGGTGGGGCGTTGATTGATGACGTGCGCAAACTCGCCATGCCCCTACCCTTTAACGGCCCGTCGCCGGTGTTGTTCCAGCTGCTCGGGTTCGTGGTTGACGCGGGTAAGGGCGTTGTGCAGACTTCGTTTGAGAAACTTAGCGACGCTAACGCAAATCAGCCCGTCGGCACCACAATGGCGCTGATTGAGCAGGGGATGGTGGTGTTTTCCAGCATCCACAGCCGCATGCACTCGTCAATGGGTCGGGTTTTCAAGATTCTGCACCGCATTAACAGCGCCTACCTGACCGAAGAGGACATCGAAGCCCAGCTTTCGGGAATCGACGTGCGCCCCTCGGACTTTGACGGCCCGTTGGACGTGGTGCCGGTCAGCGACCCCGCCATTTTCAGCGAAACCCAGCGCTTTGCACAAACGCAGGCGGTGTTGCAGCGGGCGGCCATGTTGCCCCAGTTGTATGACCCGCGCAAGGTGGAGGAGATGTTCCTCCGGAACCTGAAAATCAGCGTTGACGAGGTGCTACAGCCCCTGCCCGGCACCGAGGACATAGACCCGGTGAGCGAGAACGTCGCCGCCACAATGGCCCGGCCGGTTTATGTGCTCCCTCGGCAGGACCACATCGCCCACTTGAAGACGCACCTCGCGTTCCTGCAGTCGCCGTTGTTCGGGGGTAACCCCGTGATTGCCAAGACCTACCTGTTGCCTATGGCGACGCACCTGCGTGATCACCTGCTCAATTACTACCTGACTGAGGCACATGGGGCCGTCGACAAGGCCCAGCGCCGGGGTCTGATCGAGGACGACGCCGAGCAACAAGTCGCAGTCATCCTGAAGGTGCAGCAGTTCATCGAGCAGCGGCTCGGGGGCTTCGCACAGCAGCTGGCGCAGATCGATCAACAAGCGCAGCAGTTCGTCCCGCAGCCGCAGATGCCCCCCGACAGCAGTATTCAGGTGGCACAGTTGGGCGCACAGACGCAATTGCAGTTGGCACAGCAGCGCCAAGCCAGCGAGCAGGCCAAACTCCAACAAGACGCCCAACTCAAGCAGGCCTCCCTACAGCAGGACGCCCAAACCGCTCAAGAGCGCCTCATGTCGGAGCAAGCCCGCCAGCAGGCCGAGAACCAGCGTACGATGTTGGAGATGGAGGCGCGAATCGCTATGAACGACGCCGACAACAATACGGCCATGAGGCTCGCGGCAGCGGAAATAGCGAGTGGTGACAAAGTCGCCTTCAGCACAGGTTCAGGCATCAATCCCGGTGTTTGAGTAATAAGGAGAGAATGAGAATGGCTACCAATGGAAAATCCACCGGCTCGGTTCCTATGAACAGCGCCGCCGTTAAGCAAAAACACCGCCTCGCCGCAGGTCTACCCGTCACGGGCCAAACGCTGCCCGCTGCGCCCAACCTCGGGCACAAGACCCCGGCGTGAGCTTCGAGGCCCAGCTGCTCAACCGCTTGAAGACCGCGCAAACCGAGTTTGCTGTGGAGTCTTTAAAGCGCCCCCAAAACCGCGACGCTTTTGAGTATGGCTACCGCGTAGGCACCGTAAACGGTTACGAGGCCTCTATCAACATACTTCTTTCAATCTTAGACGAGGAACGCAACAGTGACCATGACCTATGAGAACGCATTAGCGGAGGCTTTCCCGGCAGCAGAAGCCGGAATCCAGCCCTTCGGAAGCCGTGTTCTGGTGCAAATCCGCAGCCCCAAACAGAAGACCGCCTCGGGCATTATTCTGGACACCGGGACCAAGGACACTGAAAAGTGGAACACCCAGGTGGCTCGAGTAATTACGGTGGGGCCGTTGGCCTTTAAGAACCGCACCTCAATGGCCCCATGGCCCGAGGGTTCGTGGTGCAAAGAGGGCGACTACGTGCGCGTCGCCAAGTACGGCGGCGACCGCTGGGAGGTCCCCCTGCCGAGTGGCGAGACCGCGCTGTTCGTGATTTTTAACGACTTGGACATCATCGGTAGCGTCGTAGGCGACCCGTTGTTGATCCGTGCATTCATCTGAAAGGAGATGACCTATGGCTGACGTAATGAAAGAAGACGACGAGCGTAAGAACGCCGCCGAAGAGATCACCATCATCGAGGACAAATCCAAGCTCAGCAGCGCTGCCGAGCCGGAGGACCGCGATGACGAGGAAGATGACCGCCCCAAGGCCCAGGCCGGTGAGCCCGACTCAGACGGTGACACCGACGACGAGCGTGAGGCCATTAGGGAGCGCCGCCGCCTGGAGAAAGTGGACCGCAAAGAGCGCCGCGACAAAGCCATCTCACGGGACAAAGTGGAGATGGAGTTCCTGCGCAAGCGGAACGACGAGCTTGAGCGGCGTATGGGCGCTCAGGAGCAGCGCGCGTTTCAAACCGACCTGAGCAGCTTTGACGCGCAAATCGCCAAGGCGCAGCAAGAGGCCGAAATGGCGGAGCGGGTGATTGCCAAGGCTGTTGAGGCGGGCAACGGTGCCGACGTCACGCAGGCTATGCGCTACCGCGACCAAGCCCTGCAGAAAGCCCAGCATCTCGGTTTCGCTAAGCACAACGTCGCGCAGAAAGCCCCGCAGCAAAAGGCCCCTGGAATTGACGACCGCACTATGCGCCACGCACAGGAGTTCCTGGGTGAGAACACTTGGTACGACCCGCAGGGCCGTGACGAGGATTCAGCCATCGTGTTGGCGATTGATCAGGGTATGGTGCGTGACGGCTACAACCCGCAGTCCGAGGACTACTGGGATGAGCTGCGCCTGCGCGCTGCGCGACGCCTGCCCGAGCGGTTCGGCAAGGCCGCAGCCCCCCGCCGCGAGCCCGCCGACGGCCGTGAAGAGCGCGCCCCCCGAGGCGGCCCCGCGATTAGCTCCGGCCGCGAGCATGCCCCCGCCACCAGCCGCCGCGAGGTCTACATCAGCCCCGAGCGGAAGCAGGCCCTGGTCGAGGCCGGAGTGTGGGATGACCCCGCCCTGCGCCAGCGATATGTAAAGCGCTACGCTGAATACGACAAGAACAACCGCGCGTGAATTTACTTTTCACAAATTCAAGCCCTATAATTCAACCCATTGCTGAAGGAGCAAGTAAATGTCAGACGAACGCTTAAAGAAATCCGCTGGAGCCGTAGATAACCGTGAGAGCCGGGCGATGCAAGATCGCCCTGTGTCTGAAAATCGCGAGTTGTCTGACGATGAGCGAGTTGCAATGTTCCGTCAACAGTTTTTTCAGTCCTCCCTACCGGACTTGCCTTCTACACCGGGCTGGCACATGTGCTGGCTCACCACGACCAACCCTCGTGATTCTATTCAGACCCGTATGCGTCTGGGCTATCAGGCTGTTAAGCCTGAAGATGTCCCCGGCTGGGAGTACGCCACCATTAAAACAGGTGACTGGAATGGTTTCATTGGTGTGAATGAGATGTTAGCTTTTAAGCTGCCGATGGGCCTGTATGAGAAATACATGCAAGAGGCCCACCATGACGCGCCGCTCCGTGAGGAAGAAAAACTCACAGATACCGCCGAGTTCATGGAGCAGCAAGCGCGAGCTTCGAAGTCAAAAATTGTGGCCGGTGACGGTAATGCCGAAATAGGACAAAGACGGGAAGCTCGTTTTGAGCTGACCTGACGTGTAATTCAATTCAACCCCTCCAGGAGTAACGCATATGTCTTCGACTAGCGCACCTTTTGGCTTTCGCCCGTCTTTCCACAACAGTGGTCAGATGCGCTCAAAAGCCTACACAATCGCGTCTACCTACGCGGCCAACATTTTTTCCGGTGACCCCGTAAAACTCGTTGACACAGGTACAATCCAGCTCGGCACTTCGGACGGCTCCCGTTCGGGCACCACCGACGGCATCTCGCTGCTTGGTATCTTCCAAGGCTGCCAGTACGATGACGCTAGCGGCAAACCTACGATCTCGCCTTTCTGGCCTACCGGCGCTACGGGCTCAAACATCATCGCCTGGGTTCTTGACGACCCAGAGGCGCTGTTCGAGGCCCAGTACACCAACCCGGGCACCCCCGGCACCACTACTATGCAGACCGCGGTCGGCGAAGAGTGCGACTGGGTTGTGGCTTCCCCTGGTGGTTCCACCCGCACGGGCTTGTCTAACAGCCAAATCGGCGTCATCCAAGCCACATCTGGCCAGTTCCAGATTACCGGCTTCGGTAACGAAATCAATGACTCTCTTACCGATGCCTACATTGTAGCGATCGTTCGTATCAACGAACATCAGTACAAAGCAGCGGTCAACTCGATCTAAGGAGGGCTAATATATGGCTACCCCAATGCGCAGTACGGACTTTCGCTCCGTAGTTGAACCAATCATGAACGAAGTCTTTGACGGCGTTTATGACCAGCGTGCCGATGAGTGGAAGATGGTCTTCCGCGAGCAAAAAGGCATCCCCCGTAACTACCACGAAGAGCCCGTCCTGTACGGCTTTGGCGCTGCGCCAGAGCTGCCAGACGGTATGGCCGTGACGTACCAGTCGGGTGGTGTGTTGTTCTTGCAGCGTTACCTGTACAAAGTGTACGGCCTGGCTTTCGCCCTGACTAAGGTCTTGGTTGAAGACGGCGACCACATCCGTATCGGCCAGACCTACGCCAAGCACTTGGCGCAGTCGCTGATTGAGACTAAAGAGACCCTGGCCGCCAACATCCTGAACCGCGCCTTTAACGGTGCGTATCTGGGTGGTGACGGTGTGGCGTTGGTTTCCTCGGCCCACCCGATCGTGAACGGCACGTTCAGCAATCAGCTGACCACGCCCGCCGCGCTGAGCCAGACTTCTTTGGAGCAAATGCTCATCCAGATCCGCAACGCTGTTGACAACAACGGCAAGCGTATCCGCTTGACACCGAAGAAAATCGTTACCGGCCCGTCCAACGTGTTCCAGGCCGAGGTTCTCCTCAAGTCTGTGTTGCGTACCGGCACGGCCGACAACGACATCAACCCGGTTAAGTCAATGGGCTTGCTGGCTGATGGTCAGGCTAACTTGTCGCGTATCACCTCTAGCACCGCCTGGTGGGTGCAGACCGACGCTCCAGACGGCTTGAAGCTGTTGATGCGTCGTGGCTTGGAGAAATCCATGGAAGGCGACTTCGAAACCGACAGCATGCGTTACAAAGCCACAGAGCGTTATGTTCTGGGTTGGACTGACCCACGCGGTGTGTTCGGTACTGCTGGCGTCTAAAAGATGTCAAATGAAGCCCCCAGCTCACAAGGCCGGGGGCTTTTTTGGACACCTTGAAATTTTTAAGCGCAGCAGACGGCCCGTCCTGGCCGACGACATGCAGACGGCTGCGCACAACTTGCATGTAAGGAACTGAACAAAATGGCTTCTACTACTTTCTCCGGCCCAGTCACCTCCAACAACGGCTTTGTTGGCTCAATCACGGGCGACGTCACGGGCGACGTCACGACGGCTACCTTTGTCGGCCTGACCCCAGTAGCCACCGCCGCCTTACCGGCTGCCGCTGCGGCCAACCTGGGCCAGGTGCGCTTGGTCAACGACAACGGCCTCGGCAACAACGAGTACTGTTTGGTCATCAGCACGGGCGCCGCCTGGGTGACCGCTGTTGGCGCGGCTCTGAGCTAAACCCTTCTGTGCTAACGACGCAGGGGCTTTGACCTCTGTTTTCCAACTCAGGAGATCACTATGGCTGACGCAGTAACTTCACAAACCATTCTTGACGGTGAGCGCTTGTTCATCGGCAAGTTCACTAACGTCTCTGACGGCACCGGCGAAGCCGCCGCTGTTAAGATTGACGTTTCAACACTAGCGCCCAACTCTTTTAGCCTAGCGTGCAACGGGGTTAAGATCAACAAACTCTGGGTACAAACCCAGGGTATGGGGGTTGACATCTTGTGGGACGCGACCACGGATGTGCTCTGTGAGACTATTCCTGAAAATCAGTTCTACCACATGTGCTACGACATGTTCGGTGGGTTACCCAACAACGCGGGCGCTGGCGTGACCGGCGATGTGCTGTTCACAACGGTGGGGGCCGCTGCTGGCGACCGCTACACGATCGTGATTGAGGGCATCAAGACCTACGCCTCAGCCTGACACATTAAAGGGTTGACGTGAATGATATGATGCTTTGGAACATTATTCTTAGCGGGGCAGTGGCGTTCATGGGCTTTATACTAAAAAGCAAGTTCGACGAGATCTCCCGTCTCAGTATCTTGCTGAACCGCACCCGCGAGGAGGTCGCCCGCGACCTACTCACGCGCGCCGAGTTCCGCGCCGACATGCAACAACTGCTTGACCGGTTTGACCGGCTTGAGCGCAAGATTGATAATCTCAACGGCCGAAACGGCCACGACTAAACGGAGAATCCTATGGGCTGCACATACGTTAAAGAGTTTGACTTCAAGAAGACCGCCGGTGACATGTCCTCCGCAAAGGGCGGTTACTGCGAGGGGGGAGCGGTTAAAAAGACCGGCTACGCCAAGGGCGGTAAAGTCGAGGACATGAAGCAAGACAAAGCCATGATGAAGGTGGCCGTGCACAAGCATGAAAAAGCGCTGCACAAAGGCGAACCGCTGACCAAGCTCGCCAAGGGCGGCATGGCTAAAGCCCCCCGGGTCGAGGCCGTTGAGAAACGGGAGATGACGGTCACCCCGGGCATGCGTCGTGACGCCATGATGAACAGCCGCAAAGTCGAGGCCCCGGCCCGGCGCTCTGTTCCAGTGGCCCCTAAAGGCCCGCTGCTAGCTATGAAGTCCGGCGGCTACGCCGCTAAAACAAAAGCCTAAAACCGCTGAACGCGACCCTCGGGTCGTATTCAACACTATAATTCAAGTCAATCCCGGGGCACGCCAACACGCGGCTGCCATCTGACTACGCATCACTTGGAGCCGGTATGGCCTTTTCTGGCAGCGTCAGCATCGCGACATTTAACGCCCTGAAGGTGGTTGACCACGCCTTTAGGCGTTGCCGCCTGCCCGCGCAAGCAATAACCAGCGAGATGCAGAGCTACGCGCTTGAGTCGCTGGGTTTGATGCTTTCGGAGTTGGCTAATGACCGCACACCGAGCTGGTGCATTGAGCGGCAAATTTACCCGTTCTATCAAGGTCAGCCCGTGGTGACGCTTGACCTGGGGACCGTGGGTGTTTTGAACGCCAACCTCCGCACCCTGCAAGAGCTCACCGGTGTTACGGTCTCACTGCCTAACTCGTACACCGTTGACTTCAACGACGAGCAGGGCGGCTCAGGCACTGTCAACACCGTGGGCGTGAAGTGGGAGGCGGCCTCGGTTGACGTGGTTTTTGAAGCCTCTAATGACGGTCTCATCTGGACTCAGGTCGGTACGCAGGAAACCAGCGTTTCGGCTGGCGAATGGACCTGGACTGACGTTACCCCAGCCTTGGCCTATCGGCTGTTCCGAATCACCTCTACGGACGTTATTTCCGCCACTCAGATATACCTAGGCACCCTGCCGCAGGAGATACCGATGGGGTTGTTGAACCGGGACACTTACGTTGCCCAGAGCAATAAGGTGTTTCAGGGTCGCCCGTTGACGTATTGGTTCCAGCGTGACTTAAAGCGCCCGGTGATGAACCTCTGGCCCGCGCCCAACCTCGCCGCCGAGCAGCAACAGTTAATTGTGTGGCGCCATAGGCAGATCATGGATACGGAGAACCTGCGCCAGGAGATCGAGATTCCCCAGCGGTGGCTTGAGGCTATTGTCAACGGGTTGTCGGCCCGGGTGGGAATGGAGACTCCGAGCGTTGAAGCCACCCTGGTGCCCGCGTTGGAGCAGCGGGCCGCAATCTCGCTGAAGCGCGCCTGGGAGGGCGACGGCGACGGCTCGCCTACGTTCATCAACCCGGGTATTGGAGTTTACACCCGATGAGCACCTTTATTGATGTCAGCGGTGAGACCACCTACGGTATCGGTATCTGTGCCCGGTGTTCGCGCAAGTTCCGCCTGGCGGAGCTCCACCCCGACCCCAACTACCCGGCGCTCATGGTCTGCCGCGAGGACTCGGACGACTACGACCCGTACCGCCTGGCCCCCCGCAAAGAGGACCAAATCACGCTACCGTTTGTGCGCCCTGACACACCGGTCAACACCAACCCCAGCGGCCTCATCGTGCAAGACGGAACGCAGTTCATCGTCAGCGAAGACGGACAACGCTTTTTATACGTGATTGACTGATATGGCTCAGGTTCCCTCAAACCTCATCCCCACCACGGTCACACAGCTGCCCGTCGCCCCAGTGGCTGACGAGAACAGCCTGATGATGATTGTGTATCAGGGTAACAATTACAAAATTCGCGTGGGTGACCTGCTCAGTGTGGCGGGTGTACCCACCAGCACACAGGTGATTGCGGGTACGGGCCTGACGGGCGGCGGCGCGCTGTCAGCCAACGTGACGCTTTCGGTTGCCCCGGGCGGCATCGGTACCACTCAGCTTGTAATCTCGGGCGTGACGCCTGGCGTGTACGGCGACGGCACAAATGTTCCTCAGCTTACCGTTGACGCCACGGGCCGCGTGACGGCTGCGACGCAAGTGCCTTTGTCCGTGTCGGGGTTTGTACCTACAACGCGCCAAGTGATTGCGGGCAACGGTCTTGTGGGCGGCGGCGCGCTGAATGCAAACGTGACTTTGTCGGCGTCGTATGGCGGCACTCCGCTGGCTGGGAGTAATTCTGGCTCGGCGGGCTCAGCGCTTACGCTGTCTCGCTCGGACCACCGACACCCGGCCGTGGACCTGTCCGACGACGCGCAGGTGGATAACATCCTCGGCCTGCAAAGCGGCGGCACGGCTCGCAGCCTTGTGATGCAGCCTGGCGCCGTGGTCTGGTCCGGCTCGGACGGCTTGTATGTCGGCCCTTCCGGTGTGTCCGGCCAAGTGCTTGTGTCGGGCGGCCCTGCTGCGCCGACTTGGGGCTCTGTTGTTATTTTGTCCCCCACAGCGGCGGGATTGTTTTTTGCTGGCCCCGCGACGGGCGGTTCGGCTGACCCGACGTTCAGGGCTATTGTGGCCAGCGATGTTCCGACGCTGAACCAGAACACCACGGGCAGTGCGGGCAGCGTTGCCAACGCGTTGACGATTGGAGCGGGGTTGGGCGGGGGGTCGTACAACGGCTCGGCCGCAGTCACTATCACCAACACCGCGCCCGATCAAGTCGTAGCCCTCACCCAGGGCGGCACAACAACAATCACAGGCACTTACCCCAACTTCACAATCAGCTCGGCGGATCAGTTCGCCGGCACGGTGACCTCGGTAAGCGGGACGGGTTCGGTCAACGGGTTGACGCTGGCCGGCACTGTTACCTCGGCGGGAAGTTTGACGTTGGGGGGCACGCTGAGCGACATCGCCAACTCGGCGCTGACTAACAGCGCGGTCACGATCAACGGATCTTCGGTCTCGCTTGGCGAGTCAACCACGGTGACAGCCACGGCCACGGCTGCGTTGACAATAGGCGCTGGGTTGTCCGGCACGTCTTATAACGGCTCAACGGCGGTCACAATTGCCAACACGGGCGTTCTTTCGTTTAGCGGCGGCACCACGGGCCTGACCCCTGCAACGGACACGGCGGGCGATGTGACGCTGGCGGGGACGCTGGCGGTTGCTAACGGGGGTACGGGCGCAACCGACGCTGCGGGTATTCGAATTGCTGCGGGGGCTACCACGTTGGGCGGCAATGTGTTTACGCTGGCCGACCCCAGCGCCGTGACGTTTCCGCGTTTCAACGCTGACAACACAGCTAGCGCGCTTGACGCGGCGACGTTCCGCACTGCGATTGGCGCAGGCACCTCAAGCACTACCGGCACCGTGACCAGCGTGATCGGTGCGGGCGCGGTCAGCGGCATAACGCTCACGGGAACCGTGACCACAAGCGGTAACTTGACGCTGGGCGGTGCGCTAGCGGTTGTGCCCGCTGATTTTGCCTCCCAGACCGCTAATACGGTGCT